ACCATCGATCTGATCTAGTAGATCATGCCCACCGAAACCGCCCCCCGCTTCGCCATCCGCGACCTGAGCGTGTTGCAGTTCGCCAACGGATTTACTTTATGGTCGTATAAGGCCGGCGACGCTTTTCTGAGTTCCATCACCGCGCCCGGTTTTTTCAATGAGGCGCGCGACATACTGCGTCCCGGCGACCACATCCACGTATCCGGCATCCGCGGCGGCGCGGTGCTGTATGTCGTATCGTCCAACGACGACGCTATCCGAGTTCTCGTCATGTGCGCGGCGCCGGTCGATGCGGGAGGGTTCTGGTGATGCAGACACTCGACAAACACGATGTGAAGCAAATCTTTCGCTGCCTTGATCAGATCAAAGACCTTTGCGACTACATGCGGCACAATCATTTGGATGCGCCCTATGATACGGTCTATCGCGCGGTCGGTGGCGAAGGCTTCATCCGCGAGTTGCTGCTGGAGAAGATTGTCGCTGACATTCAGATCGAGGCGCCGGAACCTTTGCCAGTCGAGTCGTTTTGATGACCGGCGGTGCCGAACTGCGCGAGATGGCGGGTGTTCTGACCTTATTGCACTGGAACTCGCCATTCAGTCTGCGCCAGATTGAGCGCCTCCGCGAACTCGCACATGAGTTCGACCGCATGGAGGCGGAACTTAGCAGGCGCTACCAGGAAGAGCGCGAGGCGCACGCGGCGATGGAGGGATTGAAAACATGACCGACTTCAACGCACCATGGGAATACGACGACACCCTTCGCGCCATCTTCGACGCTGACGGCACCTCGGTCGCGTTCCTGCCGACGAGCCAGCGCGATCCGGCGCGGGCGCGGTTGCTGTTGGCCGCGCCGCGGTTGTTGAAGGCATTACAAATGCTGGAAGACGCCGAAAATGCGAACGCGAATTGCACTGAGTGCGATGGCGCGGGCGTTCCGGAATTGTGTCCGGTCTGCTTTCCATTGTTTGATGATGCGCGTCTGACACGCCGCGCGCTGATCGCGGAAATTGAGGGAGGCGGAACATGACCCTACGCCGCCTCTCCGCCCGCCGGCACACCCCGTTCGGTTGGGTCGAGATCCCGTCGCCGCAGGTCTTTAGGTGGTGGGATCATTGGCCGCTGTATATCGGCTTGACCTTGGTGTGCCTCGGAGGAATAGGCATCGGGATCGGTCTCGCGCGGTTGTGGCCATGAGCAATGTGACCCGCGTCCTCGCCATTCTCGCCCCGCTCCTGACTGGCGCGGCTACTTTGGCACAAGGATCGTCGCCTGGAACTGGCGCGTCGCCGGTACCCATGGTCGTCATCCCGACTTGCGAAAACAATGCGGCCTGCAAGGAAGCACCAAAATCGTTCACCTACGATCTGCCGTGCGGCGGAACGGTGACGTTCACGATCATTCCAGGCGGAGGGACAGGGCGGTGAAAACCGGCGCGAAGATAGTCGCGGATATCGAGAACTGGCCGGTAGCCACTTTGGAGCGTAGTGAATTGTGCGATAAGCACTGGCCCACGATCCGCGCCGCGCTGCTGGCCTACGAGCCGCCGAAGACGGCGCTACGGACGATTGTGGATGCAGTTGAGGCTTACCAAAGTGGTGCGTCCGTCGTGACTCTTTGCTTCACAGTAGAAGAAGTCGCCGTCGCCCGCGCGGAACTGGATGAACTGGAGAAAAAATGAAGCGCCTGTTCTGGCTCGGCGTCGCGATGGAAGCCTATGATGCGACCGGACACATGTTGTCGGTTATGATACGACTTACCGGCAGCGTGCCCTTATGGTGGTTCGCGTACTACTACACGGCCCCGCTTCCGACCATCGCCGGTCTGGAATGGGACATCTTCTGGTCCTGCTGGCACGCCACCGCCGTTGGGTTGATCATCGTTGGGTACTTCGCCGCATCGCGCGGAACTGGAACGCAAGTGAGCACGCCGGTTCGATTCCGGCCCGCGTCTCCATCCTGAACGAACCAGAAGGGAAGTAACATGCCGTTCGACAACACGACTTACCCAGAGACAGAAACCCAGACCGAGCGCGACCTCCGCATCCTCCGCGCCGCGCGTGAGGGCATCAGCAAGCCGGGAGGGTGGTGTCGCCATATGGTGACGATACCTGGGGAACTTGCTCGTCATTGCGCGGTCGGTTGGATTGGGGCGGCCGTCGGGTCATTTGAGGATGAGACGTTGGCCTATGCTCAATCCTTGTTGGAACGCGACCTGCCGAAGCCTTACAAGGTGGTCACGACCTACAATGACAACATAGTGAATCAATCCACTGTGGTCCGTCTCTTCGACCGCGCCATCGCCCGCCTGGAACGCGAGCGCGACGCCTGATAGCCGCGCACGAAAAAGCCCGCTAACCATTCCATAGGAGAGCGGGCCTTTAAGCGCCGGGGCAATAACTAAGCGGCGACACCATGCCACCGCCGTCCGGTCGCGTCAAGGCGCGGGAGGCGTAGCCGGTGCGGGGTTGAGCGCCGCCTGCAACGCCGTGGTGGCAGCCTGAACGGCAGTGGTGTTGCCCTCAAGGGTTGCCAGGTCTGCCGCCGTAACCGGGCTACCGGCCGCGATCTGATCCTTCAACGCCTGGATGGCGGCAGCATTAGCCGCGAGACCATCACTGACTTCAGTGGCAAGCGCCTGAACGGCCGCGCTCTGAGCCGCGAGGTCGGATTGGAGAGTAGCGGACATAGTTTTCAACTCCTCGATTAAGGTGTGATCGTAGTCGAGTTTCGCGTGCGCGGCGTGCAGTTCCCGGTGAACCTGATCGAGTTCCGCCTTGATCGCGGCGACCACGCGGGCCACGAAGCGGTCGTCTCTGTCATGCTCGCGATCGGGCTGGCGGCTCATGGTGCCTTATCGCACACGGCGCGTGGCGGGAACAGGGACGGGAACTACTCAGGCGGGTCAGGAAGCGGCATCCAGTGCGTTGCTCGAACTTCCATGGGATATGCCAGGCGCCCAACCTCATGGTGCCCTTTCGCGATATCCGCCAACAATGGCGAAGGTGGCACCCATAGCAGCAAATCCACGCCTCGCGGCGCCGTCTCTATAGGTTTCCACATGCGAGCGATCTGATCCCGCATGTCCAGCATCCGGCATCCCCGCTGGCGCAGCAGCGCGGCGAGGTCTTCTTCACTCATGCGCCAGGGTCTCAAGCCACCGCCACACGTCGGCCGCCGGCTCGACCTCCCCAAAGTCCACGCTGTTATTCAACCGCCGCACCACGTCCAGGAACGCGGCGATGGCGGCGGGAGAGGGTTGCCCCGGATAAGTGACCTTTCCAGTCAGGATGGGTGATCCTGTTATTGTGCGAATCATCACGTCCGACGTTGGCTCAGGGTTCCGCATGGCGCGTTGCTGTAACCCCTGTTGGACCTCGTTCACGGCCTGCTGCCCCGCCAACCGGAACGTCGGATCGTTCCAATCCCAAGGTGTTGTGCGCATGTCAGTCATCTCCCTGCTCTGTTTCTTGTTCCGTGACCGGAGGATAACCAGATTCGACGTGATCAAGCCAGAACGGTATCGCCCGGTTCAGCGCCTCGGCGCGGCTTCCAAGGCCAAGCCGGTCCACCGCCACGTCCAGCCGCCGCATGACCGGATTCGGGATTTTGGCCTGGATGTTTTCGGTGCGGGGACCGCGCGAGTGGGCCATGAGTCAGGCTAAATCCTGTGAGGCGATCTGGCACAGGAAATCGCACGCGGGCGCCAATGGATTGAGCGTCGGCCAGTTCGCCGGTATCTCGTCAATGAATATCCGCTCGTTGGCGATCCGCGTCAGTCGCGCACCAAGCCGCCGCGAGAGTTCCGCCATGCGCGAGAACTGAGCGGGGAAGTGCAGACGCATCGCGGACCAGTAATCCGGCGACGTGGCCTTGCCGCACGGGAGGCAGTTATTATTTTGGAAACCTAACGAATACATCACGGGCAGCGCGATCCCCGCGCCCTGAACCATCGCGAGACAGGCCGCCTTGTCCAGTCCCGCCGTGATCAGCGGGTTCTCGATGGTCAGTTCGTGGAACACCTTCGCGAGCCGTTCGGCGCGGGTCTGATCGGTCGCATCGCAGGTGTAGCCAAAGATGTGAATATCATCGGCATACTGAAACGCATGACGCGGCGCGACTTTGAGAATGCCAGTGCAAGGTGCTCCGTCTGGCCCGGCTATGAACCGGCGCCGCTCCCATACGTCCCAGGTGTCCTCATACTCATCTGAGTGCAGTCGGATCACGGATACGCCCCACCAGCGTTCGCAGTCGCGTAGGAAGCGTTCGTTGTCGGGATGCTCGGCGCGGGTTTCGCAGTAGGCCACCACGCCGCCGGGGTGGCCGCGCAGATCGAGCGCGATGGCAACCGCGCTAGCGGCACCGCAGCCGAACCAGCGGATGCGGCGTCGTTCCATCAATGCCCCTTTGTTGAACATCAGTCATCAACCTCAACGATCGTGGTTGTCAGGACTACCAGTTCTGCCTCTATCTGTTCAGCGCGCCGCATCAGAATGTTGGCTTCGCAACGAAGACTGTTGATCGTTGCCCGTCTATCCTGGAGGTATTCAGGCAGGTTCATATTATCCCATTTGAACTTATATGTCTGATCACCCACCAGTGTCCTCCTGTTTGCGTCAGGAGCGGTGATCGGGTATACCTATGGGCAGGGTTCCCGAAACCGCTTCCTCGGTTTCAGCGCGTGGCCGGGGTTCAGAGCCCGGCCCGCGCACCCTGCCACTTTCCCACACCGTCACGGCCTTGGCAACCGCGCGAGCCATCCCGCGAGCCACGCCGTCGCCACAGACACGGCGGCGACCAGGCCTATGACGAGCAGAGCCTCGATCATGGCGCCATATCGGCCTCCACCAGAAGGCGTCCCAGGCGCCGCTCCATGTCGGCTCGGCAGAGAACCCCGGCACCGCCCGTCTCACCCGTGATGCTCAACCATACATCGTCGCGAATCATCGTGGGATACTCCTTTAACCCGTTGGCGCCTGTGTCGCGCTGGCAGTCCATGCAACGGATGCGACTGAGTTTGCTCACCCCGCGAGCCACCATGCCACGGCGATAATCCCGCCCCACACGACGGCCAGCGCGACGATGATCGCGAGCCACACGCGGACGATCTCACGGTCGAGCGGCATCACCGCCGCCACCAGCGCCAGATGGCCAGCGCCACCAGCCACCCAACGGCGATCGCCAGGATAAGCCATGCGGCGCTATCGATCATGGCGTCAGACCCTCACAAGCACCCAGACCAGCATCAGCGCCAGTCCGAGGATCGCGATCGGGAGCCATGACGTGTGGTTCATCCTTGATATCTTCTGGCTCGTATTTCATCTGCCCTGCGAAGGATCGCGTCCTCCTCCAATCTTAGCTTTTCAGCTTTGATCGCCTGATATTCCGCTAATGGACGTTGGCGTTGGCTGACACCACCGGACACGGTGCAGCCACCGGGAGACTTGCAAGTTCCAGACAAAGGGCTGCCGCCACAATGGCATGGCGTGAACCAGGATACGATTTCGTAAGCGTCCGGGTCCCAGAACATCATGCTCATCGCCGGCCCGGCAGGCCGATGCCACCGGAACAGGTCAAAATATCGTAACACAGCCAAACCAACCAGATCAGCACTATGGCGATAAGGATGATGTTGATGACCTGCATGACGACATCGCCGGCCACCCCGAGCCAACCAAGAACAATGGGAAGCACGCGCCGCCCGATCGCCACGATGGCACAGACCACGATCAGCCAGACGATGAACTGAACCAACCACGCCGCCGAAAAGCATCCCATCGCGATTACCCTTTCACATGCTCACGGCGCCCCCGGCCGCGTTCCCGTTCCCCCGATCCGGTCGGACAGCAGTTCCATGCGCTGTTGTATCAGATTCATGCGGGTCCGTATCTCATTGTCCGCGACGTTGCTCCGGTCCTCGACGCCACCGATCCGCCGGTTGACCCCGTCAAACCGCTCGACGTCGCCCTTGCTGTGCTCCTGTAGCCCCTCGATTCGCGCGATCAGGTCGTGCAGGTCTTTGCTCACCATCGGATACAACTCGTGATACCCGATCGCCAGGGATTCCACCTGCACCCGCAGCGCCTGCACCACCGGACTGCCTGACCGTTCCAGCGTCTCGACCCGCGCCGTCAGGTCATCGTGATGCACTTCCAGGCCGACGACATGCAGGTTGATCTTGGTGACTTCATCGGACATGCGCGCGAGCCGGTCGATGTTGCTGTTGACCATCTGCGCCATGCCGCCCAGAACGTAGACATTGTAAAGCAGCGCCAGCAGGCCGGTGGCGATGGCTGACGTGACCCAAGGCCAGTGTTTGCACACGAAGGCCATTAGCACCGTGATCCACGACCGGATCACCGCGTCCTCCGCTGATTGCCGGCTGACCCTCCGCTCGCGATCCCACCGCGGCCTCGGCATCCCGACACCGGGCCGTTCTTCGTCAACCATACGCAGTCCCCCGCGTATGCGAATCCCCCGTGAGCGTTGGGTGTTTGGGTCCGGGCGTCACCCCGGCGGATGGGTCCAACCCATTATTGAAGCATTTTCCATCTGGAAAACCTGCTTCCCATGCCGTAGAATGGCGGACGCCGCGCCCCTGCCAGGGGGTTGGCGGCGCCCTGACCATCGTCCTGTTGGAGAGAACGAAATGGCTGCCAGACCCTTACCATCTCAGGCGTACCTTGTCGCGGCTCTTTCCTACGACCCCATTGCTGGGTTGCTTTTGTGGAATGAGCGTCCAGTTGAACACTTCAAATCTCAAACCTACTGTGACAGGTGGAACCGGCGATTTGCCGGTAAAATGGTTGGATGTATTCACCGAAATCGAGGGAGCCTGGCTTTGGGCAACAAACATTATCAGACTTCCAGAATCATATGGAAACTGATGACCAACGAAGAACCCCCAGAGATTGACCATAGAAACAGAAACCCATCCGACAATACGTGGGAAAATATCCGAGCCTCCACGAGGCTGCAGAATGCTAAAAACACGACGAAGGCGTTCGATAATACTAGCGGTTTGAAGGGTGCGTTTTGGAATAAGACCAGCAAGGAGTGGTATTCTACTATAGTTTCCGATAGGAAAGCTTACTATCTTGGTCTTTTCGACACAAAAGAAGAAGCCCACGCCGCATATTGCGAAGCCGCCAAGAAATATCATGGCGAGTTCTGGACTGATGGGACTTAATTCCTTC